TGCTACTGAGTATCCTCCTATTGATGAAAAATTCTTTACGGGCATTGTCTTAAGTTACCTAGAGGTTATTTATACCTTGACCTTGGTAGTTGTGAATCTACCAGTGAAGTTTGATGATGAAGTAGCAGCACTAGATTTTGATAGTGAGATATTTACGCTACTACCAACAACACTAACAGTTGCATCCATCAAATCGTTGTCAGAGGTTATTGAATTAGTAACAGTTGCATGTGCAGTGGTTCCTGCTGCAGCACAAACGACTGTAACTTCAAGCATATGAACTTTACCATCATCACTTTCAATAGTTACAAGTGTTTTAGAACCTTTGAATGATGCTTTATCAAATGCAGTTATAGTTGCAGATGTTGGGAATGATGTTAGTTCACCACCCTCTACACGACAGTCATCTAATTCCATAAATGTTGCAGTAGAATCAAATACTGTCAAGTATGATGATGTTCCTGCATTCCATCCTCTATTGATTTTCCATCCTGCTTCTGCTCCAATAGCATCTATATTGATAAATGGTTTAGAATCCATTTGTGTAATATACTCTTGCTGAAGAACATCTAATCTAGTAATTGCATTAGATCCACCAGTAATTGCATCAAGTTTAAATGTAACGTTATTAGCAGGAGATTGACCACCTAATGATGTTCCTAAAATCTGTATTGTTTCTCCGTTTTCATATCCTGTTCCACCCGCATTGATTGCAATAGATGTGATTGTTCCTGCACCGTTAGTTACAACATTAACAGTTAATCCTGCACCCTCAATCTGTGCTGTAGTTCCAACAGCAGTGAATGTTGTTGATGGGGTATATGCGGTAGCAGTTTGTGTGATAGTTGATGCATTGATACTAGAAGCAACACCTTGAGAAGGAACGTTACGGAATCTTAAACCGCCATTGACTTCAATATCATTTTTACTTCTGACTGTAAATACACTAGATCCTAAGTTAGAAACTTGATATGGATTTGTTCCAAATGTAGTTCCATTTAAAGTAAATCCACCGTCAATCGTAGCAAGATGATCTGAGTCATACTTGGTGCCAGTCATGTTAGGTCTGAATGTCAATGTGGTGTTATTAAGAGAAAGATTATTAACACCAGCTGCATAGAACTCAAATGTATCTTCGTCAGAACTAGGTGATACTTCAGTTAAGATGTAAGTATCTTGGTCAACGTCACGAACACCACCAAGAGATACAAAGTCATTTCCATTATATCCTTCAAATTGTTGCTGTGTGCTATTGAATCTAATTGCACCTGTTACACGATCTAATGCAGTAGGACGTTCGTTTGTGGTTCCTGCAGGAATTACAAGAGATCCAGTAGAATCAACTAATACACTAGATCCTGCTGTTGGTTTTAATACAACACCTTGACCATCAATGTCTGAAACTGTAATAGTTCTACCAGAACCACCACCCGCTGCAGTAATTGTAAGTGTATCTCCTATCGCATAGTTTTGACCTTTTGCGACAATAGCAACTGATGAGAAATCTCCACTAGCAACTGTGACTGTAACTGTGCATCCTGTTCCACCACCTGTTGATGTGGTTGCGGTTGCTGTATATGTTCCGTCTGTATATCCTGATCCAGTTCCTGTGACTGTTAATCCTATAACTTCACCAAATGCTCTAACTGCACCTGTGCTATTATTTGCAACTACGTTTTGTCTAACTCTTAATTTTCCTGCATCTAAGTTACCTGAGAATGTTGCAGTTCCAGAAGTTGTTTCTAATTTGAATACTTCTGTAGTTCCATCATCAACAATAAAGTCAACGTTTGCTCCACCTTTAAATGTAAAGTCTCCACCACCTTTTGTATCAAAGGATAGAGGAACATCAATATCTGTTCCTGATGTGCTAATTGTGCAAGCATTGTTAATTTCTAATTTTGTTGCAGTAGCACCAATTGATAACTTAGGTGTTGTGCTTTCTACAGTGAAGAATGTATCTGCTCCTACAGGGTTTATTGAACTGTCAACGTTGAGTTGTTTAAACAGAGGACCTGTAGAACCAATACTACCGATCTGAGTTCCAGCTACAGTAACACCTACTACATTGGTTGCCTGATGGAATAAACCAGTGGTAGTTGATGACTTAAATGCTAATGATGGATTTGAAGCACCACCGTCTGCTAGAGTAGTAGTAAGATCATAAATTGTAGACGGGTTAGCACTTATAGATGAAATTCCTCCTGCTGCTGTAAGGAGACCTGTAAAGTTACCAGTGCTGCTAAATGTTGCTGTGGTTCCACCAATAGGTCCTGTTGAGGCAACAGCGGTAACGTTAAATCCACCAGCTGCAGATATTGAATATGTGCCAGCTGTTATAGCTCCATCTGGTTGTATTGTAAATTGGTTTGCCCCAGTTTCACCAAGAACTAAATTACCTGTCTGACCTAACTCTAATGCTTTAGTTCTTGCAATACTTGCAATTGAAATTCCTAAACCAGTTCCTTGAGCAACACCATCTCCACCTACATCACCTATTATTAAAGTATCTGCTAATTCAAAAGCATTACCACCTTGAGCAACAGTTACACTTTCAGCAAATCCAACATTAGTTACAGTGTATTGGAATCCAGAACCACCGCCACTTCCAACTGTAGAGTCATCTACTCCAAGAACTTCGTTTATAGCGTAATCTTCACCACCCAATGATATATCAGTAACACCTGTTATACCAGTGTTTTCAGAGTTTATAGTAAATTGGAATCCAGATCCACCACCGCCTCCAAGATCAACATCTTCTGCATATAAAACATCACCAACTTGTACTCCAGTTCCTTGAGCAGTAATGCTAACTGCTGTAACTTGTCCACTAACAATGGTAAAGTCTGCTGCCATTCCACTACCACCTTGTCCTGCAGCACCAGTAGTCCAAGTAACTACGCCAGGTTCAATCATGGATTGTCCATGATTAGTGCAATTCAAATAAGTTTCTGATGCAGTAGCAGCAATACCCGATGCAGCAGCAATCTCAAAGAATGCTCCTGCCTGTCCAATTGTTCCAACTTGTCTTGTTACAACATTAGTTTGTGATGTTCTTAATTCTATAGGATGATTTACGTTACTAGAATCACTATTATCAAAACGATATGTATTATCTTCTATAATCGCAACACTCTGTCCTTCAACTCCGTTAATCAACCATCGTTCTACAACTGCAGCATAACTGTCTATTGCAGCTGATACTCCACCAACAGTTACATTTTCCTGTTGAGCATCTTGGAATGTTCCAGTAACATTGCTCAAATAGATTGTTCCTGTTCCAGCTACGTCTATTACTGCAGTAACTGTTCCTTGAGCACCAGATACACTTCCAGTAACAACGTTACCTACAGCAAATGTTCCTCCAGTTAAACTTGAATATCCTAACTGAGCTCTGTTTACAACGGTTAATGTATAGGTTGTGGTTACTGTGCTCGCGTCGTTATATAATGTCGCTCCTATGGTTGGGTTTGAATCGGCATATCCAGATCCTGCATTAGTAATAGATCCACCTAAACCTGGAACTGTAAATGTAGCAGTTCCACCAGTTCCTGCTGCTGATCCTGTCCACGCAACATTTTGATATGTGCCAGGTGCATATCCAGATCCATTAGATGTAATATTTCCAACCAATGATTGAATATTAACTGTTAGTTGTCCATTTAATCCACCACCACCGACTAGTGTTATGGTTGGTGCAGATTCATATCCTTCACCAGCTGCAGCTAATGTGAGAGATGCTATCTTACCAGACGTTTCATCTAATAGTGGGGTAATGGTTGCAGGAGTTGTTGGACTTCCAGATATAGTTACAGTAGGAAGGTTTCTATAACCTAGACCTTGAGTATCTAAACTTACAGTTCCAACTGCAAATCCTAAGATGGCAGTTGCTGTAGCACCAGAACCTGTTGTGTCTCCAGTTCCTGGCGAAATAGTAACCGTTGGAGCAGATGTATATGTTCCTCCACCAGAGACTGTAAGTTCTGCTAATGGGAATCCAACTACTGCTGCTAATTGTCCTCCAGCTCCAGATCCAGAATCAGTAACTGTGATTGTTGCTGAATTGGAATATCCACTACCTCCATTGCTAACTGTAACTCCTGTTATAACTCCACCTGTAAGGGTTGTTGATATAACTGCTGTAACACCTATGAAAAATTGAGTTCCAGTTCCACCAGATGATAATGGTAATGCAGTTCCTGCATTTGCATTTGATAATGATGATGCAACTTTTATTGTATTATTATCTACTTTAATTGCATAGTAAGTTCCTGCAGACAATCCACCAATAGCAGTCGCAGTGGCATCAAGAGTAGTGACATCATATGTCATCTGGAATCCAGTCTCAAGATGATGACTTTGAATTTGAATTGTGTTAGCAGTTGTATCAACTACTGCAACTCCTGCATTTACTTCGTCAGCAACGAATGTATTTTGAGGAGGTGGATCAACAGTTGCTGATATTGTTCCAGAAGTATATCCTGTACCACCGTTTATTATAGTTACTGCCTGTATTACACCACCATTCGCTAGAACTCCTGTTGCTTGTGCTGTTCCACTACTAAATGTTATATCTGGTGCTGTTGTATATGCAGAACCTGGTGTGTTTAATATGAATCTTTTGATAGAACCAGATGTTTCTAATGTAGAACTAGCAGTTCCTTTTTGGAATGGATCACTGCTAACATCAGTGGGTTGAGCACCACCAACATATCCTGTTCCTGCACCTAGTAAATTAACAGATCCAATACCATTTTTAAATATAACGAATGATCTTGTAGAGAAACTTGCTGCTTCAGACGATCCAAAAACAGTACTTCCTTGGAATCCACCAATTTTTAGTGAACCTTGAGTTGTGCTACCAAATGATATTGATTTATTAACATCAAAATATATTGCGTCTTTAACAATGGTCTCAGCGTTAACAACAAAGTCTTCATCACCAGAAGGGTCAACGATTACCTGACCTGTTGTAGAGGTCATGCTGTTTCCTGCAAATCTTAAATTACCTGTCTCAATGTATGCAGGGAATATATTAGTTGTTCCAGTTGCATCACTTAATGTTATGTTTGCAGCTGATTGAGCTGTTGATGTTGCTTGGAATTGAACATTACCAGTCTCTTGGTCTACAGAGAATGCATCTCCAACACGGAAGTCACCGTCTTGGTCTGTAGAAGAATAAAGAACTTTACCATTGTTAAGTTCTTCTACCTCATTATTTTGAACAGCAAGAGATGGGTCATTAGTGTAGTCTGAACCAGATCCAACATAACCAAAGTTATGTGCAGTCAATATAAGTTTTACACCAGAACCGTCTGCTTGAACACCTTTCTGTCCATACACACATGCAGATGCTACAGAACGTAGTTCAGCACCGAATGCTGAGTAGTCAGCAGTGATAACAGATGTAGCAGAATCACCACCGCTAGATCTAATATCAGATGTTCCACCAGATACGTCTGTAAAGGTCGTAGAAGCGTCTGTACCGTTCGCATGGAGCAATAGCACTGTATTCAGGTCAGAACTATATTCGCTTGTTGTAGGGGTAAATCCCGCAGTAAAACGAGCAGATGCTTTACTTACTCTTATTTCGTCAATATGTCCGTTAAATGCTTCTGTAGGACTTGCTTGATAATCAGAACCTATAATTAATGGTTTTGATACTTCGTAGTTATTAGCGTCTGTATATGTTCCTAACTCAGTTCCATCTAAGAATAATTTTGTGGTTCCACCATTTCTAGCAACAGCAACGTGATACCAAGTGTTAGTTGATAATGTTCCACCACTAATCTGTGATGTATTTCCTACTGCATAATGTAAAGTAGTTCCATTAAGATACATTGTAGGTGCTGTATCTGTAGCAGATGCATTTCTAAGATCAAATATCCTTTGTATACCTGATACACTGCCAGGTCTTATGAATGCTTCTAAACAGAAGTTTGCAGAACCAAATCCAAAGTCTGTGTCATCAGGAACTTTTACGTTATCCTCAGTTCCGTCTAATAATATAGATGCTGTTCCAAATTTCTTTTGTGCTGTGTCTAACTGTGAGTCACCAAATCTACTTGTTACCTTTGCAGGTTTGTTGACTGTCGTAAATGCTCCAGTTCCCTTACCAGTAATGAATACATAAGTTCCATCATTACTTGCAACTACACCACGTGCAACTGCCTTCTTGTAAGTTACAATAGATGGTGGGTTGATTGTTCCAGATGCACCATCAGTTACTTGAAATGTGCTAGAACTTTGAACTGTAACTTGATAGAAATTATCTGTAGCACCACCAGTGATAAAGTCTGCATAGATGTAATCACCTGTTGTCAATCCGTGGTTAGGTCTTGTTATAGTTACTGTATTTCCACCACGTTGGTATATACCCTGTTGGAAACCATTTTCTAACTGATATGCAATCTCAGATGTAGAGAATGTTCCTGATGTTCCACCCAGTTTTAATCTTGTATTACCTGTTCCAGATTTACCAGTTGCACCTTGAATACCTTGAATACCGATAGATGCAAAATAGTTGAAGCAATTCAACCACTCTACACGAATACCATTGGTAACTTTTAAACCAACCTGATTAGGTGTGATGAATGTGCACTCATTGAACAATACAGAACCATGCTGTGATCCAGATGCAATATTTGCACCATCTAGTAAAGCACCACGTCCTGCATCTCCTTGTGCATATCCGTAAGGATCTGAACCAGATACTACACTACCTTTTGTTGTAACTGTAACTCTTTCAATATAAGGACTCTGTGTAGAGTTCATATTGGAAACTACAACAAATGCATATCCTTCGTCAGCACTACTGTTGTAGAAAAAATCTTTAACTGTTAAATCTGAGACATGAGAGTCACCAGACATTATAAATGCGTTATTATCGTTTGTAGCATTTGTTGGTTTTACAGATGTGGATCTTAAGTTAGTTCCACGTAATGTTATACCATCAGGAACTGTCATTGGGAACGCTTCCTGATATTCACCAGGTGCAACTATAATTGTATCTCCTGATGTAGCAGTAGTTAATGCCTTTGTAATAGTAAGGAATGGTGTATCTGGATGTTTACCATTAGCACCACCATTAGCAAGAGTTGTAATATCTGAACCTATCGTAGCAACATAAAAAGTTTGTCCCTGACCATTTGTAATGTCAGTAGACAACATTGTAGTCGTAACCTCACCTGTGTTAGGTTTTTGGTTAGCGACCTCTATTATATTTGATCCGTTTCTAGCGTATAACTTTCGATCCGTTATATTTAACGCGACTTCTCCGTCTTCTAAATTAGAAGTCGTCGGTACCGCTGCTGCTGTCGTCGATCTCTTTAGTTTGATTCTCGTTGCCATCTAAGTCATTCTCAGATTGTTGTTCAGTTTTCATACTATTTAACTGACTTTGTAAGTCAGCTATTTGTGCTTCCATCATTACGTTTATCAATGTCAATTCAGAGATTTTTTTCTGTAATGTGTTAATAACAATTTGTGCGTTCATAATTGGTTAATATCAAAAAGTTCCACCGTCTATGGTGTCAGTCCATACAGGCACACCCGCTGCTGTTACTGTAAGCACTTGGAATGATGTTGTTGCGTCATCTCCTGTGCCAGGTGATGCCATGTTTGCTGCTGCAGTTACTTGCATTGCACTTGCACCATTACCATACACAATACCATTTGTGGTAAATGTGCTTACTCCAGTTCCACCATACTGAACGTCAAGATCAGTATCTAGTTCTAGATCACCTAAAACAACTGTACCACGGTTTCCTGTGACACCGAATACAGTGTTAGTATCTGTTGCATCTTCAATGAATGTCCATGCACCAGCTCCATCGTTACCACCTGTGCGGTCATAACCGAAGAAACCAAACTTGTTAGTTCCAGATAGGTTGTAATGAACCTTAACACCACGATCTAATTGATCGTCAGCACCACTTACTGTAGAAAGAACAGAACCAGATGCCATTGTCTGAGATAAGTTATTACTTAAAGTAACTGCCTTAGTTCCAGTATTAATAGCATTAATAACTGTGCTATTTGGAATTCCTGCAGTTGTTGATGTAACTGCGTCACCAACTTGTAATTGATCTATAGCATCTACAACAACGATTGCCTGACCACCAGCTGCTTCTGCAGTCAGTGTAACAGGAGTTGTTGGATCTCCTAATTCAATTGTAGGATCATTAACTGACATTGAAGCAGAGTTCACTGTAGTTGTAGTTCCGTCAATCTGTAGGTCACCTTTGATGATAACAAGACCACCCGCATCAGTTGCAGGATCAGGGTCAAGTATCAATTCTTGAACAGAGTTGATAGTAGATAGTGTATTACCATCTAACTTAAGGTTATCAATCTCAATCTTACCAGTCTGAGTTGTATTACCAGAGATGTTTGTAGTTCCGTTAAAAGTAACTTGGTTCTGGAAAACAGTTGTTGCATTAACTGTAAGGGAGTCTCCAGACGCTGTACCAATAGTGGTGTTATCATCTACATTCAGATCTTTGATATATGCTGTTGCTGCAACACCAAGACCTCCTGCAATTGCAACTGCTGCAGTTGCAACGTTAGAAGCATCTGTAGTATTTGCAAAAGTTACTTTACTGGTTGATGTGGTTCCGATTTGAATATCAGCACCATCTATTAATAATTTGTCACTTGTTGTCTCATCATAAGAGATAGAAGCATCTTTGTTATTACCAAAGATTAGTTTCATATCATCAGCGATACGTAAGTCAGGTGTTCCTGTTACTCGCTTAACATCTAAAACTGCATCTGAGTCATTGAATGCAAGTTCTACATCTCCTGTAGTTCCAAACTCTAGTTCTTGACCATCTTCAATAACCAGTTTACCTGTTCCATTTGCACGGAAAACTAGGTCAGCATCAGTAGTAGAAGTAGTAATGACGTTTGCATTGAGGGAAATGTCGTCTACTAACCACTGGTCAACCTTTGAATTACTATCTACAATTGCAGCAGAACTTGCTGTAACTGTTCCATGAACATGATCCAACATGTCCATAAAGTATCTACCACCTACAACCTGTGCAGCACCGTTGTTATCTCCAACAAATACACGGTCTCCTGCGTTTGCTTGTGTTCCGTTTGCTCCTGTAGTTACAGCAAGTTCACCAAAGGTTATTGTGCCTGGTGCGGTTGAACCTGTGCTTCTTTTTATTAGAATATTGGATGCCATTAGAAGCTACCCCCATTAACTGTGATGTCGTTTAATACGTTTGTTGCAACAAATCTCGTCTGTGCTGCATCATACACAAGCACTGAACCATTTGCTAGTCCACCTTGTGATGTGTCTGTCAAATCTACGTCTGACATTCCACCAATGGTTCCACCACCACCGCCTGTTGCGACGCGAGTGACTCTTGGAACTGATTGGTCTCCAAATCTTAGTCTTGCCATT